CACCCAATCAAGGGTGCGGATGTAGGAATCGTTCGGAATGGAAGCAATCATGCGATTGTTCTTCGATGGACCGTTGCGTAGGTTGACGGATGAGTACGGATCACGTGTACAGGTGGTTGCCCACTGTGCGTGTGCCGGGAGAGCCGATAAAACCAGTAGAGGTATAAGTAAAAGTAATCGTTTCATTCTTCATTAAGAAGCTGAGGTGATGTAGGAAGCTAAGTCCTACAGAAAGGGGCCGTAGCCCCTTAGTGTAAGAATCAGTTCAGAAAGGAACCACTTCAGCAGTAGGTTCCTGGCTGTAAGCAGGTGCCACTTGCTTGTTCAGCCCACCGTTGGCTTCGATCACACCAGCAGCTTCAGCAGTGCGCTGTGCTGTGGAGATCTTGCCAAGGCGTAACATGTCACAGCTGGTCACAACAACTTCCATACGACCACGAGGATTGCCCTCCTGGTCCTGCCAAGTGTTGTAGCGGAGGCGATACTCCAGACCAACAGTGTCACCTTTGTTCATGCGCTGGCTGATGCGTTCACCCACGCCGTTGTAAGCAACGACAGGGATCGGAGAGTCATCATCCTTCGCACTGGAAGGTGCAATACGGAACTCAGTCACGGAGAGTGAATCAGTAGGATTCTTCACCGAGATGTCAGAGACAATGGTGCCGATGATGGTGCCGTTATTGAAGCTAGACATGGTTAGTGTCAGGTAGGTGTACAAAGCAGACAGAAGTCTGCAGGAAATCCAACACGTGGTTGGACTAAGTGCAAACATCTGGAAAGTTTAAGGAAAGATTAAACAATCTCCTCTATAACTTTCTCTATGTTCATCTCTCGATTGGCATGGAGAGCTTCTTGTTCATTGGCGTAATGGATTTCATCACGCCATTGAGCCAATTCATTGGCGATAATCCTGGCAGCAAGCGTTTCAGGTAGAACATTGTTCTCCTTTGCACGTTCACAAAGGAACTGCCAATCAGCCATCTCCAAGCCCATGAGTTTGTTGATGTAAGGAAGGTAGAAGGTGTAGTTCATTTGTCAGTAATGACAGATTGTTCATTCATTGCATCTTCAACCTGGAGCCAGGTATCAAGAAGCTGTTTGAAAGAACCGAGGTCGTCGGCCATCTTGGTAATGATTGATGGTGTATCCCACTCCGGAGAGTAGGCGTTACCAGTCTCATCACAGATAGCCTGCTTAAACTTCTGCCACCACTCAGGCTGTAACTGCCTGGTAGCGTCCATGGTATGCAAGGAATGGATTAGCAACCATACATCATCATGGCTGTACATAAGGTCAGAGGTCATTGTCAGAGACAAAGAAACAACATGATGATCGTTAAGATCATTGAATTGAATAAAATCTTTCTCATGGTTTGATTGGAGCTGGTGGCCCATTCAATACCATCTTGGATACACAGCCGTAGCTATCGCCAACTGCTGTCCTTAAGTAAACAATTTGATTTAAGTTTCGATTACAAGTTTTGAGTACATGATTGTTTAGTGCCTTATTCAGTACAATGCAGCCCAAGAAACCAAGAGAGGTTCCAAGAAGGACTGCAATGTAAGCAGGAAGACACTCACGTTGAGAATCAAGAGCAGAAAACATGCGGTTGTTCTTCATGGCAAAGCAAGGACTCATCAGGCTCCCAATGTCAGGGAGCGACCAGAGGGAGCGGTTGCTGCCCCCTGGTTTCGTCCTATGCGTCAATGAAACGCTGCCAGCCAAGTTCCAGCTGATTACTCAGCTTATAACCCTGGCTGATTAACTTCTTGACAGATAAACGAATGTGTTCGACAGGTGCTTCCAAGCGGACATACTTGGATACCTGCCGATCAAGATCAACCTTGGTCATCTCTGCAAAGTCACCACGAATGGTGACGAGATAACCGTCATTGTTCTTGGCGTAGATGAAAGATTCCATGGTGGAAAAGTAAAGGAACGTGATCGTGAAGATCACAGGAAAGGAAGCAAGCTTCCCTTCGGGTGGTCATCATTCAGTGATCAGAGCATTGAGCTCTTCTTCGATCTCTTTGGGAAGCTTATATGCTCCATCATTTGGTGCAATGAAGTCAGATACTTTGCGTCGTACCTTATTCATACCTCGTTGAACTTTCTCTTTCTGCTCATCATTGAGACGAGCGTAAGCGACAGTGCCGCCGATAACAGCACCGCCGACGAAAGCGACTTTGACGAGGTTATTGAGGAGTGACATGGTAAGCAGTGGTGGAAGTGACGGTAAACGTTGAGAGAGGCGACCAGAGGGAGCTGTAAGGGCATTCCAGATCAGATCTGGTACCCATTAGCAATGCACCAATCACGGTGCCTCTGATCAGCTTCTAGAGGCCAGTCATGACTCTTGCATTGCCTGGCTGTAGCAAGATCAATTTGATCTAAAACAACGTGGGTCAATGAGCTAATGCTGATTGCCCACAGGAGGACAGAAACAACAATGTCTGGTTTCATGACAGGTGGTGTGTGCAAAGCCTGCTGGAGTGCAGGCAATAGCTGAACCAGGGTTTGCACCTGGTCACCCGCTTTAACGGATCAGCGTTTGGTGAAGTAAAGGATGTAATCACCCCACTGGTGGTAATCCTTCCAGAGCTGGATCACACGAGCTGGATCCCAACGCACTGGACAGGTTTCATCTGGACATGCAACAAGAGTGGACTCTCCTGCACGTCCGTCGTAGAGCCAGACACCTCGTTGGTCGAGAAGTGTCTTTCCTTCTGGAGTAGAAATGCTGAGCATCTTGTTAAACAGATGAAGGACACATTGATTGAAACTTTCTCTTCCGGCTGTTCATTGCGACCGCAGGAAGCAGTCTTCAATTTCAGGGAATGCTGACAGAAAGAAAATCACTTGAAAAAAGCAAAAATTTCTTAATAACTAAAAGTCTTATATAAAAATAAAAATACCTGTGGAAAACTTTGCTGTGCCAGGCTACAGGTCTCCTGGTGTAGGGAAGGCGAGAAGTATTGGTATGACTAGGATTTAAGGGGGGTAAGGAGGGTACAGGGGTGTGTCCCTACCGGAAATGCGTATCGCAAGTGTCAGTTCGCTTGTGTAGCGTTGCGATACAAAAGTAGGAGTGAGTGTGAGGAGGGTGTTTGAGCAAATTCGTTTTGGGCGAATGTTGCGTGTAGGTATAAGTTATGGTATAGCGACCGGAGGGAGCGGTTGCCCCCTCTAGTCTTATACTTTCAGAAGGCGATGACGGCCTCTTGTTGGAGGTTCCAGCCTTTGCGCTTCATGCTCGACCACATGCGGCGAGCTTCTTCTACGCTCACAGTCTTCTCACCGCCCCAGCTCGGGATCACCTTCACCTTCTGTCCACTGGGAAGCGGCCAGAACATGCAGGTAACGCATTCGTTGTGACGAATTGCTTCTAACGTGTAAGTTGTCATGGTAAAAAAACCAAAGAACACTACCGAATAGAACTTTCTCTTCCTTCTAATGCGACCGCAGGGAGCTAAACTAAACCCCACACCGCGACCGAAGGGAGCATACACTCCACCCTTTCTTTTTTTCCTCTCACTACCTTCTGCTAGCACAGCTAGCTTGATGTCTGCCGCGATTTTTACCCTAAATTGAGCCTGTTTAAGGGCCTTTAGGGGTTGCTCCTGGCGTTAAATAGTGTATTGATTGCGCCTAAAATCAAAATATCTAGGTATATTTATAAAAATGCCCGTATCTCCGCAAGATTATGCACTTTGGGCAGCTGCAACGGGCAACCCATACCCACGCAATGCACAAGAAAAGGCACGTTTAGCGCCTGAAGTTTACGATTTCAACCGTGGATTTGGTAAATTTCGTGGCTTTGATGAGGTACAAGGTTTCCAATCTGATGTTGTTTACGATCAACCTCAAGCAATTCGTAATTATGGGGAAAATACTCTTCTGCAATCCCCGATTACGCCTGATAACACCGTTCCAAAAGTAGCTGGTCAGCTAAATGACACCCTAACTGGACGCCAGTACACTAGGAACTACGCAGATGACGCCTATGAAACAGGTTTTGGTGGAACTGAACAACCAAAATCTCTCCTTGAAAAGGCTGCTATAGGGGCGTTAGGGGCTGGTGCTGTTGCGGCAGGTGTCTATGGGGCGCAAAAACTAACGGGCCGTGACCTTGGCGTTGGTCGTGTTGGTGGAATGGTCCAAGATCTGGGTCGTAAAGCTAAATCTTTACTTGGTTTGGGTCAACAGGCAGCTGATCCTAACTTTGTAACGCGTGAAGGCGTAGAAAATGTTCTTGCTGTGGCGCAATCTGGAATTTCTGCCATTGATGACACCGCTCCTGGGGTTGTTAGGGGGCAAAGTGTTATTCCAGTCGGTATTCGTGCGCAACAACAGGTCAAATCCAAGTTGCCTGACCCTTGGTACGAAGGAACTGCAGCAGCAACGATCTCTGCTCCAGCTGTTCAGAGTGTTGTTCCAACACAAACCAGTGGTGCTGGTATTGATACCGATATTGCAGAACGTGTTAATCAATTTACCCGTAAAATTGGGTATGGCCCGCTGACAGAAGCACCATCAGTTGCCGGTTTAACTGAATCTTCCCAGTTACCAACTGCTGGCATGTTTGGTGGTAAGTCACAACAGATTGTGACCCTGCCCCCTGGCGGTATTACTGAGGGTGAAGGAGGAGCAGCTCAGTTAACAGCGTTGCTTAGTCCCCAACGTCCTCTGCCTCAGGGTTCATTGAGTGGTGTGCAACGTACGTTCTCTTCTGATCCCCGTGTTGCCACTGTTCAAAAGCAAGCTGAAAATATTTTCCAAGCAACTGGCGACCCCAGTGTTATTCGCACTGCTTACAGCTCTGAGCCTGGCCTACCTATCCGCGTAACACTTCCTTCTGGTGAGAGTGTTCCCACAGGTTCTTTGTATGAACCTTTTAATCCAGTCATTAATCCAGAGACTGGTATTCCTGTTGCACAAAGCCGGGCTGAATCGCTGCAAGCTGCATTGAATATGCAAAGCCAGATGAAGGCACGTGCATTAGAACAACTTGGTGTTCCTTCTACCTACCAGCCAAGTCAATCTCAACTACGTAGTTTAGATCCACGTACACAAAAGCTGCTAAAGCAAACTGGACAAGCAGCTGAAACAGCACGTAATCGCTTAGAGCAAGCAGAAGCTTCTGGCATGTTGTACAAATTAAAGCCAGAGGTAACGCAAGGTATTCGTGAAGTTCCAATCATTAGCGAAACTTCTGGCGAGGTTGTTGGCTCTCGTGTTGTTCCTGAAGTAGAAGGTATCCCAACTAGCCAGTACTATCAGATGCGCGCAGGTGGTGGCGCAGGTCGTCAAGAGGTTGGTGGTATTGGTCGCCGCCGGGAAGCTGTGGAGGGAATGGGTGAGTTGAACTTTAGTATCTCTCCTGGCTCTGCAAAGGTTCTTACGTCGCTCGAAGATGTCACACCTGTTCTCTATAAAGGTATTGATGATGTGACAGGTCGTGCCACTATCTTCCGCCCAGAAGATGTGAGCCCAGTTCAGATTGCTACTGGTGCTGTCACTCCTGTGCGTGGTACTGCAGTTGAACCACAACGAATTATGGGACGAGAGGGGCGGACCTTTAAAGGTGTTGCTGCCAATGTGATTGATCCAGCTTCCTTTGATCCCGCACTCCTTTCAACCATTGCAGAGGCAACACCTGAGCGGATTGATCCAACCAGTGGTCTTGCTTATAGCACTCAAGCTATGGGTGGCGAGAAAGCTGCACAACGCCGCCGCCAGATAGAAGCCCTGCGTCAGAGTGGCCAACGAGTTAGGGGTCGCATGGGTACTGAACTTCCAGCCAGTATTGTTCGTGGCGGTGCAATTAGTGAGTCTGGCGTTGACCCAGCACTTGGCACAAGGTTCTCACGTCGCTCCCGGCCTGAACCAGGCAGTGCTCGTGCACAGCAAATTGAGTTAATGCAACAACGTGATGAGCTGGTGCGTAAAGCTTTGCGTGGTGAGTTGTGACATTTAGAATGATCATTATTAGGGAGGAACTATGACATCCCTTGAGCCATTGATTGCTCTTGTTGTTGGTGCAGGCTTTACTGCAGGAGCAACACTTCTTGCTCGGTTTTTGTCTGCACAAAAACTGCTGAAGTATGGTCCATTAATTTCACGTATTTACGACGTTGTTGACCCTTTACTGGAGCGTAACATGCGCCAGTGGAGTGGTTCTGATGTTGAGTTTGCTATTGAACTTGCTATCCAAGCTGTAGTTGATGGCAACTTAACAGCAAAAGAACTGCGTGATATGGTCGGTGAAATTTCCCAACGTTGGTTACCTCAAGTTGCCGCTGATAAGGTTCGTAAGTTTGAGCAATCTGCTGCTGAACCGAAGGCTTTAGCTGCTGCTGATGTGTTAGCTGATGTTATTTCAGGCACTGTTACCAAACAGGAAGCCCTTGCTAAAGCAAAAGAACTTCTAAAGTAATGGCTAAAGGTAATTGGATTCAAGGCGCTATCAAAAAACCTGGCGCCTTTTCTGCACAGGCAGAGAAAGCAGGTATGAGTACTGATCAGTTTGCAAAAGAAGTTACTGCAAATCCAGATAAGTACAGTGACAAAACTGTTAAGCGTGCGCAACTTGCAAAGACTCTTGCAGGTTTTCGTAAGAATAAGAAGAAAGGTTAATGTTTAAAACGCAAAAACCCTACATCAATCGTATTTCTGCAGCAAGTAAAACAGCTGGAGATTCCTTGGGTCCGTTTGTAAGAGAACAAACGGCAGGTAAAGATTATCTCAATAAATTTTTATCTGATTTGCGTGACACTAATCCCGTCAACCCAAACATTGCTTACGGTGGATTCAGAGAGGATTTAGACTTAACGAGGGATAAAGTTACAAAACAAGTTATACCTAAAACAGGAGAAGATCCTTTCTCAATTAGTGGTGAAGGGTATCTTAAAAACTTTATTGCTAATTACGATAACAGTCTTGTTTTAGATCCTGAAGATCGTGTTAGTGCAAGTGGCTTAACACGTTTTATTCAAGAAAAAGCTGAAAAAGGTACAGACTTCCCTGGTGCTGAAGGCACATCCGTATCATGACCTTACCAACTGCATTAAGGCTTGCTGGTCAAGCACTTGCTCCCATTGTTGCTCCAGCTGGACGTAGAGCTTTATTAAGAGAAGCAGCTCTTGGTGCTGGTACAACCTTGGCATTAGAGCAGGGTTTACCACGTGTTCTTGGTAATGAGCCTCCTCCACTGGAGCGCACTCTTCTCCGTTCTGCTGCAATCGGTGCTTTAAGCGGTCCTGTTGAGCGGACTGTAATGGCTGGCCTTAAAACAACATTGCCTGGTATCTCCAGTGTGGAGCCAGCAATTGCAAGGGGCTTAGGTCAAGCGGGCTTACCAGGTCAGGTGCCTACACGGTTAGCTGGTCTTGCTGCTGGTGCCGGTAAGTTAGGCGTTGGTTTCCTTGGTGCTGGTGCTATTACGGAACCAGTCAGTAATGCTATTGCAAATGTAGTTTTCCCTGAAGGTTATGGCAGTGGACAAACAAAACAAGCTTATACAGATATTCCAGTTAATCAACAACAAGGTCAAGAGGTTCCTGTTTCAACAATGGGTGTAATGGATCCCGCTGCTGCGGTTGATCATCAACGCCGCATGGAATTAACATACGCCCGGAATTACAAGTTCCCTAGTTACATTTATCACGTCAGTCAGCAAGCAACTGGAGATCCATTCCAAATTGCAAATCAAATGTTAAGCACCCCAACCGTGAGGTACTTCTAATGCGGTTTGCAAATATTACAAATTATCTTTCAAACAGTGGACAAGCTGCACAAAAGTTTGGAAAAGAATTCGGTACTTATGTTACTGAAGGTTTAAACATTGGTCGTGGTGCTACCGGACCACGTGCAGTTTATGGTGGCATTAAAGAAGCAGTTGGTTATGCCAAACAAGGCAACCTTCCTTTGGCAGCCGCTACTGGCACCCTTGATGTTTTAACAGATGCAAGTCGTGGTGCCTATTGGTTTTTAAACCACACCTTGGCTGTTGGTCGCAATCTTGGTCGTGCTGCAGGTGAGAAGATGGGCCTTGATCCCTTAACAACAGATTTGCTTGGCCGTAGTACACCTTTTGCTATTGCTGCTTTAGGTGGTGCTGTTGGTAATCCTTTAACAGGTGCCCGCCCTGCTGGCTACAAAAGTATCCTGCCAGTTTCTAAAGAAGAGGATCCAACAGGCCGGACCTCTGCTAATCCCCTGGCGGAATCTGTCTTGCGTTACTTTACAGGTCGCAAGGGTGATCCACTTCCTTACTCAGTCTTTAAAGAAGAACGCCCTGAAATTGCTTATCCTACTTACAGCAACTATCTTCGCTATAAGTATTTAAAGCCAGAAGGTTTAGGAAAGATTGATCCACAAACACAATCTTTTGTTGGGCCACTCGGTATTATCAAAGGAACAGCACAAGGTTTAAATGAACCTGAAATTCAGTACTTTGGCTTCCCTGTAACAGCATCAACAGCTATTGGCACTGGTGCAGCCATTGGTACCACAGGGGCTTTGTATAAAGCTTTACCTGAGTCCATGAAGACAGCTCGCAGCAGCTTAGGCCGTACTGCTGAGATGCAACGGGCTGCTGCTGAGATTGGACAAGAAGCAGCTGTTGCTCGCGCTGGCGTCAAGCTGGGTAAGGTTACTGAGCGTGCAGCTGATGACCTGACGGATATTGCACGGCAATTGCGTAAACCAGAAATCATTAAAACTCCTTCCCTTGCAGCTTCTGCAGGTATTGTGGCAGCTGGTTTAGGTGCTGGTTATTTGGCAAAGAAAGCTTCTCAACAGTTCTTTAACAAACGTGCAGAAGAGAACTTAAAACAGCAACAACCAGTAGAATATTTAAAAAACAAATACGGCTCTTTCCAAAACGCTAGTGAATCTTTAGGTCAACCTCAAGTTCAAAGCTGGCAGGAACTTACTCCTTATTTACAATAACAATGTCGATCTTTGATACCAAATCTGATTTTGGAGTTTCCTATGGCGGAGTTCCTACTTCTGGTTATGATTGGAGTTCAATAGGTTCAGGCATTGATTATAACCAACCGTTTGGTATTGATCGAACTGGACAGTTTGATTTACCAGGATTAGAAGGAGCTGGAGCTTTAGGTTCTCGTTCCGGAGAAAATGATTTCGTAGGTCTTATTGGCAAAGGTTTAGAAGCTTTGAGCAAAGCAAGAAGCTATCAACAAATGGGTTCTACTGGTACCTCAAGGCGTAGCGGTACTTATGCTTCAGATGGTCAGGTTTCTGCTCAAGGCAGAAACTGGACTCTTTATGCTCCACGTACTACTCAGAAGTCTTCTCAATCAGGCGGAAGTAGCGGACTTGGTGGAACAATTGGCGGTATTGTAGGCACTGGTCTTGGTTTAGCATTAGCACCTGCTACAGGTGGACTAAGCACACAGTTGGGTCCTGTATTAGGACGCGGAGTTGGTAGTTTCTTTGGTTAAGAATAGTTCTTCTAAAATAATTAGTAAGAAGATTTAGTTATCATGTTGTTTCCTTTAATCGGTGCCGGTTTAGGTGGCTTTGAAGGTTATCGGCGTAGTGGTGGTGATTTAGGAGCCGCCCTGCTTGGTGCTGGTTTAGGAGCCGTTACTCCAGCTGGTTTGCGAATGGCGGGTACCGCACTTGGTGGTACAAGCTTGGGCGCAGGTCTCCTGGGTAAAGCAACTGCTCTGGGGAGCAAAGCAATGGCTAGCCCCCTTGGTGCAGGAGCTGCAAAGCTTGGTGTCGGCCTTCCTGCTGGTCCGATTGCACCACTGACTGCTGCAACCTTAGGTGGCATTGCTGCTGGCACTGGTGTTGCTCTTGGTGTTCCTGCATTAGCAGGTGGTCTTGCTGCTGGTGTCTCTAAACCAATTGGCCAAGCTGCACGAGCCGCAAGTCAAGCTGCCGGTATTGGTTCTCAAGTTACTGGTGTTGGTAAGCAAGATATGCCAGGTGTTCCCGGCTATGGCGCTGAGCAAATGACCCCAGCACAACTGAGTCAGTTTGGTCCTCAAAACTTAGCACAGACTTTAGATCCAACTGGTTATCAAATGGCGCAGTTAGCTCTTCAAGATGAGCAATATAAACGGAACATGTTGAACGCTCTAACGTATGCTCCTTATCAAGAAGCTTATCAACAGCGTTCTAAAGAAGCTGATTTGATTCGTGGCGCAAAAGCTTCTCAATTAGCAACTGCTCTTGCTACTGATGCAGCGATGCGTCAACAAGGTCAACTGGGTGCACAACGCATGGCAGAAGGTTTCCTTGGTAATGTCGGACAAGCTGGCGCTACTCAGTATCGCTACTTCTGAGGAGGTACTTAATCGTGCCACAAGGTTTTACTAATCCCTATCCTTACTTTCAAAATTTAACGGCATCTTCTGGTTTAAATCAGGAAGATTTCTTTAATAGTCCAGAAGCAAGGGAAGCATTAAAGAAATTTGCAGGTCGTTCTGTTGGAACTGACTTTAGTACTGGCCAACGAGATGTTGATTGGGCAGCAGACATGATGGGTAAACTAAATCCCACTGCAGATCAACTTTCTACTAACCCTTTTACTGGCACTAAACCTGTTGCTGGTTCTAGTGTCACTGAGAACATATTTGGTTTAGTTCCTTCTACACAAGGTGCAGCTAATTTAACTCCAACCCAACTTGGAGTTGATGATTATGTTGAACTTTATAAGAAGCTTGAACCAGATATGTTTAAGTCTTCTGTTAAACAAAATCTGCTTGGCTTAGGTTCTGCAGCAGCTTTTGGCGCAGCTTCCCTACCTTTTACAGAGTACATGCGTAACCAGGAGTTCAACCGCCAACAGCAAGCCTTTAAGATGCGAGAAGAGTCTCCAACCGCACAAGCTGCTCGTAACCTCAGCCTGCAACAACAGGCTTCTCTAGCTGGCGAATCCTACGCACAGAAGATGGCAGCTCGTTCAGCTGCTCGACGTGCTGCAATTGAACCGCTGATTCGCCGTTAAAACTGTTAAGTTGCTTCTATCTTAGGAGCAATACCAGACAGATTTAAATGGTGATAGTTGAATCACAACTTTTATAATAGTTAAAGCATAGGAACGGTTTTAGGTATGGCTAAAAATAATCGCGGTAGTGCGCCACGTCCAGCACCACAGCCCGCCCCAAGACCGGCACCTGCTCCAGCACCCAGGCCAGCACCCAGGCCAACACCCAGGCCAGCACCGCCTCCGGCACCAAGGCCTGCACCTGCACCCGCACCAAGACCTGCACCTGCTCCGGTATTTCGTCCAGCGCCTGCACCTGCGCCAAGGCCTGCACCAGCTCCTGCACCTAGGCCGGCACCTGCTGCTGTTTCGAGGCCAGCAGTATTAAATCGAGCTACTCCTACAACTGCATTACGTCCTACTCCACAGGTTCAATCTGCAACAGCTTTAGCTCAATTACGAGCTTCAAGCCAAAGGGCATCATCATCGCAACCTGCTCCACAAGCAGCAAGAGCAGCAACTGGTGCAAATAGAGCTACAGGAGCGACTGGCAATAGGAGCGGCGGTGGAGGTAACAGAGCTGGTGGCGGGAACAGAGGTAACAGCGGGAACAGACAAAATGCTGGACGTGGAAATACGGCTGGCGGCAATAGAGCCGGCGGCGGCGGTGGTGGCGGTAACAGGGCTGGCGGTGGAGGCGGCGGCGGTGGTCGTAACAGGGGTGTTAATACTGTTAGATTGCCTGATCTTGGTCGTGTATTCGAAGATATTTTAGGTGTGCTTGGTGCTGGACAAGCTGAAACTTTCAACGAACGTCAAGCACAAGCTGAATTAGATCTGCAGAATCTGCAGAACCTAAGCCAAGAACAGCTTGGACAATTTAATCTTCAAGGTGTTCTTGCACAGGCTGACGCCCAGCGTTTTGCTGCTTCACAGTCAGCAGATGCAACTAAATTTGCTGCAAGCGAATCTACTCGCGGACAGATTGAATCAACGCGTATCAGTACACAGAGTGCTGAACGTCAGATTGGTTTGTCCGGTGAGCAAGAACGCTTAACTCAAGGACAACGTCTTGAAAGCGAAGAACGGCAAATCGGTCTTCGTGGAAGGGAAGAACGTTTAACTCAAGCTGATTTACTGGCTAGCCAGGAGCGCCAGATTGGTTTAACTGGACAAGAAGAACGTCTTACTACGCAAGAGCGTGGTCGTCAGGAGCGCCTTGGTATTGAAACCTCGGGTACTCAAGAACGTTTAACCCAAGGTCAACGGTTAGAAAGTGAAGAGCGTCAGATCGGTTTACGGGGTGAACAAGATAGACTGACGGTCAGTACACAAGGTCGTGAACAACGCGAAACTGATTTACAGCAAGAGTTGTTCAGGCGCTTTAAAGAACAGAAAGACGCCGACCAAGCTCAACGGGCATTCCGTGCATGATCGATTGGATCGAAACCCTAAGCGACAACGAAAAAGAATGTTTTTATACATTCTGCAAAAAACACAGTTCTCCGATTCAGATGTACCTGTATGCCCGCTTCCTTGGGTTTACAGGCAACATTGTGGAGTGCGATCAGTGGCAGCAGTCTGAATTTAAGAAACGTAATCTCCAACAAATCCTGGAGATTGAAATTGACAATATGAGAGAAGACGTAGAGAAGCTACGTCAGGCCATTGATATGGGAATGGTCAAGCAGGATAACGGTACTGCTCGAATTGCCATGCTCCAGAAAGAGTTACGTGGCGCCATCAAGCAGATTCAAGATGAACGTTATTTGAGTGACAAGCAAGGTTTGATCCTTGCTGGTGCGGACCGGGCCTTGCGTGAAGTTGTTCTGATCTTTAAGGACGATCCAATTGAAGGGCCATTGCAGGATGCCGTAATGGCTGTCTGGACAAAAATTCTGGCAGAAGAATCTTGAGTCTAATGAGTTAGGGTAAGGGGATGGCTAACACTTCCCTTTATGCAGTGTACCGGCGTACAGCGCGTGCCGGTGCAAAACAACAGGTTGTCAAGAAGACCAGCGACATTGACATTGAGAGGGCAAGGACAGACTTTGCTTACTTCTGTGATGTTGTTGGCGAGAAACCACCAGCAGCACATCATAAGGAATGGCATAAGTATCTTTGTACTAATACAGATAGTGAATGTTTGATTGGAATTGGTGGACCCAATATTGACATCCTGGCGCCAAGGGGCTCAGCAAAGTCAACGGTTCTTGGTTTGTTTACAGCGTGGGCAATTGGAATCCATGCTTTAAATAAACGTCCACTCAAGATTCTTTATATTTCTTACACGGTCGATGTTGCACGTCCTAAAAGTGCAGCTATTAAAAGAATCATTGAAGAGAATAAATACTACAAAGAAATTTTCCCAATGGTTAAAATTGCCAAAGGGATTAACTCTAATGAATACTGGAGTATTGATTGGAAGTTTGCAGGAATTAGATCTACTGGTGAAGAAGAATTTACAGTATGTTGCGCAGGTTTGAAAGGTGCTGTGACCTCTAAACGTTCTCACCTTTGTATCATCGATGACGCAATTAAGAGTGCCGATGATATTAAGAACAGGGATATACGTGCTGCTATGGAAGATAACTGGAACTCAGTTATTGTTCCTACTATGTTTGAAGGTGCCAGAGCAATTTGTCTTGGTACCAGGTTCCGTCATGATGATATTCACAATACAACGTTTACTCCAGCCAATGATTGGGTACAGATTGTTCAATCTGCCATCACAGTAGATGAGGAAGGCGATGAAAAATCCTACTGGCCGGAGATGTGGTCACTAGAATACCTGCAAGACAGGAAGCGGCAAGCCCCCATCAGCTTTAGTTTTCAGTATCAAAATCAAATTGTTCAAACCAGTGAACTGTCAATCTCGTCTGATCTAATCATTAAGAGTAAGATTCCAACTGAGTTTGATACTCTTGGTGTTGGCGTTGACTTGTCAGCCGGTGTCCGTGAGCGCAATGACTACAGTGTTTTTGTTCTTGGTGGTCGTGTCGGAAATAAGATCTACATCATTGATTGCAAACGTATTCGGATCATGGGTAACTTGGAGAAGTTAGAAGCCATCATGGATATGATGTACGAGTGGGGGATTGTGTATAAGGAAGGCGAGAAATATTTTCCAACAGGCTCAACCGTTGATATTTGGTCAGAAGCAGTTGCTTACCAGGCTTCCCTGGAGGCAGACTTTAAGCGGATCTGCCAAGTTGAACACGGTCTTTACAATTTGATTTGGCACCCAGTCAAAGGATTTCGCGGGGATAAATTAGCAAGGTTTAGGGGAATTATGGGTCTGTTTGAACAGCGTCGTATCTTCTTTAATAAATTCCGTAAGTTCCAAGCACTACAAGACGAGATCGTTAATTTTGGAGTCAGCTCTCACGACGATTGTGTTGATGCCATGGTCTGGCTTTGCAATGGGCTTATGTCACGAGGTAAATTAGAGCTTGAGTATTAAGGTTGAGTATTGTCGGAATTAAACTGATACTAAGTCCACATGAGCACCAGTTACTTTGTTGTTGAACTAGAGCAAGACGCGTATGGTTCAGCAATTGTTCCACTCCCCGACGAGCTTTGTCACGACATGGCCCTTCAACCCGGCACTGAGTTTGAAGTTGAAGTTGAAGATGATGTTATCACTCTTCGTCGTCTTGAAACTGGTTACGAGATTGAAGACAACTAATTAATTTTTTATTATGAGCACATCGAGCCACTCTGCCTTAGAAGGAATGCTCAAAGCTGTTGTGAACCGTGAATCCACGGGCTCAGCAGACACGATGCTCATCAATGCCCACTTATCCCAAATGAAAATGTTTGGGATTAGGCAAGGTGTTGAATTCTATCCAAATCAAGATAACTTTGGTACGCAACGTTTTGATTTCATTCAACAAGTTATAAAGTTCAACAAACTTGATGCGCGTTTAGATTCTATTTGGGATAGGTTCCTTGCTTATGGCAAAGGACTTTTTTACATTCGTCCAACAAAGAAAACCTATCGTTTGTATTGGTTTGATAAAGATGCTTACCGTACTTACTATTCTCCAGATGGTGATTTAGAAGAAGTCATCATTATCTACGCTTACAAAGTTCGGTCATCTCGTGGTTTTGGTGGCGTTGGTTTGGTAACTGATAAACGCTATATGCGTTTGCGGATTACTCCAACTGAGATTGAAGAACTTCACAGCGAACAGGAATTAAACTTTGAATCTGTTGAATCAAGTTTTAATTTTCAAGGAAATAAAACTGTTGAGAATACCTTAGGTTTTATTCCTTGTGTTGAAGTTTTAAATAATCCAGATGCCTTTGGTACTGATGGAAGTGGTGAGTTTGAATGGCTTTCTAATCAGATCATTGCTCATGATGAGATGGTTAAAAACATCAGAGCAAACCTTTCATTCTTTGGTAACCCAACCTTACTGTCCTCTCGTCCAAAGCACGACATTGTAGAAACTGCAAAAGACGGTGCAGTACAAAGGCCAAGCATTGCAAGTCAATCTGGTTTCCAATCGGACTTTGCTTTATCAAGTTCAACCTATAAACAAGATCCGGTAGATCGTCAGCCCTCTGGATACATTGGACTACCTGGTGGAGGTCTGCGTGTACCACGTGTAATTGCAAACCTGGAGCCAACAGATCGTGTTGGTTTTATTACACCAAATGCAATCAGTACTGACCAAGCTCGCTACGTGGCTGAGCTGCGTTCTGAAATCCGCCTTGCGTTAGGTGGTATTGATGATCTTTCGATTACAAACGTTAGTGCTACTGAAATCAAATCAGCGTATGGCCGTGTCAGTGCAACTGCAAAGAAAAAGTGTTTACAACTTTATAACTATGGCATTTGCCGCTGCTTTGAGCTGATGATTTACCAGGAAGAACAGCTCTTCCGTAAATCACTTGCAGTTGCATCAGGATTGACATACCCAGTGTTGCCAGAAAATCCTGATGAAGAAGCACTGGAAAAACACCGCAAAGCAAAAGAAAAGTATGAGAAAGGTTTAGATAAAGCTTTAACCAAAGCTTTTGAAACCAAAGATATACCCCCTGGCGTCATTGGTTTAGCGCCAGATGGTGATCGCAGTGTGCTTTGGCGCTGGATGGGTCCTGTTTATGAGGACACTGCCCAGGACAAAGTTAATCAATCTATCTTCACTCGTAACCTACAAGAATTGGGTGTTGATAGTATTGAGGCACTTAAGTACTTGTTCCCATCTAAAACAGATGACGAGGTTGCAGAAATGCTATCTGGTTATCCATTCCGGATGGTTGGCCAAGTACAAAGAGCGTATTCTGCGTTCCTTGATCTCATTAATCAAGAGATGCGGACACCTCATCCCCAGCGTCCAGATCTACCCCTGGCAGCTGACCCGCGTCTTGATTTGACGCCATTCCTTTACAGAACACTCGAAAGTCTCCAGAAAGAGGTAACTTATGCAGGCCGATACCGCAGCGCCGATCCAATCGGCACCCCAACAGTATTCGACCCCGCCGACCAGCTACGCGGCTCCAGTAGCGCAGCAGACGGCGGCACAAGCTCCAGTAGCAACGACAAGTCAATGGGTGGCGCCGTATCAAACAGCGCAGGCTCCGGCCCCGCAGATGCAGGCGCAGATCTCGGCAGCACCATACGCCCCTATCCAGTCGTACCCGCAAGCCCAACCTTCAGCGGAGAACCCGTACAAGGAGGCATTCAACCGGGTGGTGTCGCTCCTGAGTTCACCAGTTCAATTCCCGTTCCAGGGTCAACAATCCAACGGGACATCGGGAATCGATCCAAGCAGCTTCAGTTCCCAACAGAGTTTGGGGTACAGCAACAGTTCGGTAGCCCCGACCTATCCGTCCAGCCAGGGTTACTCGCCCAGCTATTCCCCAACATCGCAGGAAATAACAACACAACAACTTCTGGCAAACGGAGTAAGTCCGGAAAGTCTTGAAGTTATTGACCACTTCGGTGCTGATGCACCTGCTGTGCTTAATAACTATGCTTGCACAGTTGAAGACGCACTGATCTCTCGTTATCAACAGTTAACTGAAGCTGTTGAGTTGCTTGAAGAACTGGCAAAAGAACATCAAGCATACGAAGCAATCCTCACTGATCCTGACATCCTGGCTGATTATACTTGCCAGTTCTTTGGTCCTGAAGGTCCTTATCCTGTTGAGGATCAAGGCTACCAACAAGGTTATGAGCAAGGTTATGAACAACCTTACGATCAAAACACTTACTATCAAGAACAGTACGATCAACAGCCAGAGCGTGCAGCAATGCCTGTTCCACCTAACCCACAGTTAGATATGGATGCTCGTGGCTTCTGGGATAATTTTGGAACGGTTGCTGACCGTGATCCCTCCAATGCCTGGCGCTATCTGTCGCAAGCACAACGTAATCCTAGTGTCTTCCGTCAGAAACTTTTAGTGATGGAATGATCTTTTAAAACAAGTAAGTTTAGAATAAGGGGTAGTAACAACTGCCCCTTTTTTATTTATAACTAATATGGCAATGCTTCCCCAGTCAGCACGTACAGCAGCTGCTTATCTTGGCGGTGGCGTTGCACGTGGGATTGAACAACAAGGTAAACGAGTCGGTGGACTAGCTGCAGGTTTGGCAGGAAGTGTTGGTAGTGCTGGCCAACAAATTCAAAGTGTTGGTCAAAAAGTTGGAATGTTAGGAGCTAAAGAAGTAGCACTCGGAGCAGCTGGTGCACAAGCAATGAAAGGTTTAGCTCAAAATCCACTTGCAGCTAGAGTCGGTAATTTTCTAGAATCTGTTGGTGGTGGTGTCAGTAATTTAGGAACAGGAGCTGGAGAAGCGGCTACTGGAGTCGGACAATCGATGCAACAATTTGGTAGTAATGTTGCAAGTAATGCAGTTGGATCAATGAAAAAACGTGATCTTGGCCTTGCAACTGTAGGTGTTGGTCTTACCGGCGCTTTTGTTGGTGGCATGGGTGCTAATGCTGGTGTTAATCAGCTGATGGGTTATTACCAATCTGATCCACGTACTCGTGTTGCAAATGAACCACCTGAAGTTCGTGGCAATAAGATGCCTTCGGATTTACAGCAAAGTTATTTAAATCTTGCAGTACCTGGATCTCCACTTGGTCAGATGAATTATATGCAAACACCTAATATTAAAGAAGCGCAAATGCGGCAACGTTTATTGCGTGCTGCAATGGGTCCTGAATTTGTTGAGCCCGAGAACTCTTAAACTATGGATAAGAAAAAGAAAGCAAAAGAAAATTTAAAATCTTTTGCTATGCAAATTTTTCCAGAGTTAGGTCCAGAAGTTAGCACAATGCAACCAATGGATTACAATCCGTATGAGAGGATTGGTCCAATGCCAGCGGGAGAATATAGCATGTGGAATCGCTCTGGTTATAGCAATCCTGCAGAACTAATGGAGTCTGCAGAGTAATGGATGCTGCTTTAAAAACTGTTCTTGGCGGAAGCGTAGCACTTGCTGGTGCTGTTGGTTTAAAAGACTTACGTCTCCGTGCCGTTCAACAATACCAACAGCAAGGTATGAAGGAAACTGGCAGCGGTATTCTTGGCTCTGGGATGGATCGAATTATTAATAAATATGCAGAACAAACTGGAGAAAAACCAAATATTTTTGTTAATACAAATCCCACAGGTGCAAGCTACTCGGCCCCAGGAAAAGTTTCTTTAAATTTAGAAAAAGCAAGTAAGTTTACACTAGGGCATGAACTAGGTCATCAAAGTATTGATGTTGGTGGCGGCATCCCTGGCTATATTCAACGTAATCTTTACAACGGGTTAAATCCAAACGTTGTTGGACTTGCAACAATTGGTGCTAGTGCGTTAGCCCCCTCCACCAGGCGTGCAACTGGTCTTGCACTGGCGATGAATTATTTAAATAACAGCGGGCGTATCTTCTCAGAAATAGAAGCAACTCGCCGTGGCACAAACCTTTTAAATCAAGCAGGTGTTCCTGTTTCCAATAAGCCTGGCTTCTACCAAGTTGCTGGCTATGCGTTGACTCCTGCGGTAACAGCATTAGCTGGTGTCGGTGCTGGACGTTTACTTAGGGCATTTGCAGATAACGTTCGAACATCGCAGGCTGCTCAAGCTATTTGATTTTTAATTTATTATTAATAGCAATAAGTAAGTGTTGCTATAATTTTATCAATGGGACTAAAGTTCCAGAGGCAAAATCGGATTTAGTCCGATGATCCATGGATCTTTAGGGTCCTGGTTTCAGCTACACCTTACGCTGAAGAACCAACATGTTTATTGATAACGACTTTCCCAAGCTGTTGGGTGCGGAGCTGTACCGTCCCCATCCAGCTTATATCGTGGAGATGGCTTGCGAGCCTGTAGTTGTCCACGACTTCACCAAACAGCCGGGTCAAACCGTTCAACTTGACCGTTATCGTTTCTGGGGTAATCCTGGTACGAAGACCAACCGTGAGCGTACCCAGGATCAAACCATTGGTACTGCTAACAGCCGGTCGATTGTCAAGGACAAAGTGCTGGTGTCTCTCCGCGAGTACACCGGTCCTGCTGACCCGAACAACCCTAACCTCCCGAGCACCTTCAAGATTGCTCGTGAGACCCTGATGACTGCTCAGCGTCTGCTGCTGGACACCGGGAACCTTAACATGTTCCACCAGTCCATCGGTTCGCTGACTCTCCTGGACGACTATCGCCGCTGGCGTGATCGTGTGTTCCTGGACGAGATGTTCAAATCTGAGTCTCGCGGTCAGTCCTCGGACACCCAGGGTGGTTACTACTATCCGAATAACAAAGCAAAGACTGGTTCTACCACTCTGACTGCTTATACCGCTACTGAGTATGCGTCTGAGCGTTACAAGTTTAACGTTAAGACTGACCTTCTTGAAGTGGTGAAGAGCCTCCGCAAGCGCAACACCCCTGTGTTTGCTGATGGTTACTACCGTTGTATTGCTGATCCTTCCTTCATGAAGGACCTGCGTTCTGATCAGGGCTTCCGTGAAGTGGCTCGTTATCCTGGTTTTGCACCTGGTAACCCACTGATGAGCGGCATGAACCCTAACGCTGCTATCTACGGTGGTGGTCAGTATGGTCAGGCTCAGTTTGTTGGTGGCGAACCCACCATGCCTTCTGGCTTTGTGTTTGAAGGTGTGCGTTTCTTCGAATCCACTAACTTCCCCTCTAAGTCCATTACCGTTGACATTGGCGATGGTGCTGGCGCTGTTTCCCACGACACTCCTCCTGCTCTGTTCTTCGGTCCTCAGGCCGTTGGTGTAGGTATTGGTGGTCCTAATGCTCAGGTCCTCATCAACAACAATGATGACTTCAGCCGCTTTATCATCCTGATTTGGCAGCTGTACGCTGGCTTTGCCAACCTGAATAAGGACTTCATTACCACTGCTTTCACCATCGTTTGAGGAAGGAGGTAATTAACAATGGCTGCTTACAAAGAAGAAGCCGGTGCAATTCTCCAGCCCGGTAATCAAATCAACCGTCTTTCCTCCTATAACACCGAAGGTGTTTATGGTTGGCCTGGTGTTGAAGCTTTTGAGCTGATCGGCTACGTCAAAATTGACAACGTCGCTGCTGATAAAGCAAACTTCAAGAGCTTTGATATTGTTGTCCCTTCTCCTGATCGTCGTCCTGATGATCGGGTGCGTGACAACCGTACCTCTCTTGTTGTGCAGGCTAGCTCTGATCGTCCTGCTTACATCTATGGCGCTTCTATCGCCATTGGTCAGGACATTCCAGCTGGTGGCCTTGCGGGCTTCCCTGCTAGCCCTGTAACTGCTGACATTGGTGGTACCTCCACCGAAGGTCTGCTTCTTGGTCCTAACAATGCTGGTGCTCCTTTTGGCGTGCCTTCGACTCAAGCCAATGGTCTTGCTGCTGCTAGCTCTATCGTGAGTGCTACCAGCTCGCTGTTTGCTCAGGGTCTGAGCGACACCACCGTTGGTGATCTGCCCTTCTGGACCAGTGTGACCACCGCTGGCATCGTGGCTGCTGATGCTGCCAACTCGATGTTCTACAAGGTCACTGCTGACACCACCTTCAAGGTGTTCAACGTGAACGGTGTTACCTCCACGACTGTGGATGGTGACGGTGTGTTCATTAGTCAGACTGCTAAAGATGCTGGTCTCGCTGGCTACATCCTGTGCCGCGTGAACTACTTGCGTCCTGCTAAGTCTGTTGTTTGGGAAGACATCAACGAGATGATCGACTTTGCTTCCCAGATCGGTGGTACCGATAGCTGATCTATTGATCAGTTAAGTTGAGGTTGGTATTGTATTGGTAGTTGTCATTTCCTTGAATGCTCTACCAATACAAACCAACTGGTCAACTTGTCGAGATGATTTCGCACCATGGCGATGGCGTCATGATGTGTGTTGATTCTCAAGATGAAGTTCTTTACATTGATCGTGATGATCTTGTACCTCATCTTGCTGCAACCAACGAAAAGGATCGAACAGAAGAACGTCTTACTGAAAAGCTAAAAGAAGAAGGCGTTAATCCTCCGATTCCAACTAAGAAAGAAACTTTTCCTCTTGATACTCGCATCAATATTAATACTGCGAGTGCACGTCAGATTGCTGACCACCTCCCTGGCGTAGGCTTAAAAACCGCACGAGACATTAAAGATTTACAAACTTCAATGCCCGGTGAGAAGTTTACCCGTTTAGATCAACTTAAATCTATTAAGCGTGTTGATTGGGACGAAATCATTAAAGAAAATCTTATTCGAGTTGAGTAATAGAGGTTAAAAAGCAGGAGACTGCTTCATGTTAAGCTATTAATGGGGGGAAAAACCTTCTGCTTTTAGATTTTTCTAATGCAACTTGATAACTTCCTCAAGTCGAAGATCCGCTGGCACCTAGGCTATAACACCACGTCTATTCCTGCTGGTGACTTATCTCGACTTGAGGAAGCTCTAAATAATGTTCCAGATTCTTTCTGGTATCAGAAATTAGTTGAACAAGTCACAAGGTGCGATGAGGCAGAAAAGCGCACCGATATGACTGGTAGTGTTAATAATGATACTGTTCCACGTAACCGGTTAGAAAACATTGCTGGTGACGTTGATCGTACCATCACGACAACTGATTTCAAAGAAACACTTAAAACTTGGACAGAAATTTATCTTTATGAAACCGACCGCTTAGCTCTTCATCTGTACGTCGCTAATTATAGAAACCCTATGCAAGCCCGCTATCGCTTCGAGCGGGAAGGTGCTGAATTCATTCAAGCCTTACCTGGACCCGCAGACGTTTCTATCGGAACCCGCTTCTACTTCGAGTACAACTTCCGATAGTCCAATGTCTGAACTTCGTCAGCGGTATGAGCAACTCCTTCAACGTCCTGAAGTAAGGTCGTTGCTCAATACGATTCGTTATGCAGAAGGCACTCCAGGAGAGTCTGGCTATCAAACAATGTTTGGTGGTGGTAAGTTTGATACTTCCAAAGGCTGGCGCCATCCTGATAAAGCCATCACAGGAGGAGGCTACACGAGCACAGCTGCTGGAGCCTATCAATTCTTAACACCAACCTGGCAAGGTACTGCAAAAGCTCTTGGTCTTCCTGGCTTTGATCCTAAGTCACAAGATCTTGCAGCTCTTTACTTAATTGATAAAAAACGCGGTGCCTTAGATCCATTCCTTAAAGGAGAAAAATTTGGAACTGTTCTTAACAAGCTTGCTCCAGAGTGGGCTTCATTGCCAACATCTAGTGGCGGAAGCTACTACGGACAACCTTCTAAAAAACTCGGTGACCTGTATAACTACTACACACAGCAAAAACAAAAACTTGGAGAGAGTGCTTCTAGCCAAACACAACCACAAACAACATCAACCGTTGCACAAGGTCAACAACCAACAGGTCAACCCGGTATTCCAAACATTAATATCTTTGTAACGGGTAAAGGTAAAGCAACAGCAGAGCAGACAACAAACCCTTTGGATTTCTTGATGAAATTCACAAGTGGTGCAAGAGCAAGGCAAAGCTCATCTCTACCAAATCCTCTTGAATTAGCGCAAGCCCTGGTTACCACAGAACCAGTTAATTACTTTAAAATGTAATTATGGCAGGAATATTTCAAGCTGGTTACGTTGCAAGACAGGGGGAAGACATCTTCCCTACAACTGGACCTCACCTTGATGTTCGTGTTAAAAAAGATGGTCAATACATTGATCCTTCTACCTGGCGTACAGGACTGCAACGTTTAAAAATTGGTGAACAGAAAACACCACTTTTTGTTCAGGACAAAGACGGATTCAAACCATCTTTCCAAATAACCTCTGGCTTTGGTCCACGTGCTGCCCCCGTTGCTGGTGCCTCTACATTCCACAAAGGAATTGACTTTGGCATTCCTGGAGGCACCCCCATTTATTACGAGGGTGCAGGTAGCTTTAAACCGGGACAAGGTTTAGGAACGATTCAAACGCCAGAAGGTTTTGAAATTCAACTCCTTCATACAAAGGGTGGCAAGGAGGTTTCATTACCTGGTATGGAGCAGATGCCGCAAGTAAAGCCTCCGCAGCAACCTGCACAGATGGATGCACCGCAGTCCATCAATATTCTTGTACAGACTGGTGGAGAAGAAGAAAGTCAGACTATTAGCCCACAAGACCAACTAAAGAATTATGTTGCTTCTATGTTTGGTGAAAGCAAGAGCAACATTCCAATCGGAAGCATTGCAAAGATGATTGCTTCTCCAGGTACAACTAACTATTTCGGTTAATGGCTTACACTAAACCAGGTTTGCGTGAGAGTATTAAAGACCGGATTATGTCCGGTTCTAAAGGGGGTAAGCCAGGTCAATGGAGTGCTAGGAAAGCTCAGCTATTAGCACAAGAATATAAAAGAAAAGGTGGTGGTTATAAAGGAGAAAAAACAGAGGGACAGGAATCCCTTAAGCGCTGGGGTGATCAGAAGTGGATGACAAGAGAAGAGTACGAAAAGAAAGGCAAGTAATTTAGACTGTATAAAGATAAAGTTGTACCATGCCTGTTACTTACTTTCAAGACACCATCTTTCAGACAGGACCTCTTCTGACTGCACCTGGTCTTGGCACGTTAACTCAAGTTGCTGTTAACAATTTATTTTCGACAGATACCTATACGCTGACTGTTACGGTTACAACCATTGATACGAATGTCGTTGTGCAGCTTGATGGAAGTATTGATGGCACCAACTTTGTTCAAATCATTGGGCCGCAAACAATCACAGCAAATGGTCAATATGTTTATAGTGTTTCTGGTCGGCCAGTAAAATTGATCCGTCCTCGTTTTGTTAGCGAATCTGGTGGTACTGCTGCTGAGGTACTCTTTAGTATTGCTGCTGTGTGATGGAACCTCAAGCAAAAGTTTTTCTTGGCAAAACTGTTGCCGCTATTAGCCCGTCTTGTCCTAAGGCAACAACTGATATTAAAGAAAATATCAAAAATAGAAATTGGACAATTCAAAACTTTGCTTATGGTCCTTTAAATCCAGATCAACCCGATCCTGGTTTTTGGGAGAAGAAAGCTGAGCTTTGGAATAGTGATGTAGCTACTGTTCAATCTGCATTATGCGGTAACTGCGCAGCCTTTGATCAGTCGGATAAAATCCTTGATTGCATTATTGAGGGAATCAATGAACAAGAAGCAGCTGATCCTTGGGATGTTCAAGAGCTTGCTAACTTAGGTTATTGTCAACTGTTTAAATTTAAATGTGCAGCTGCACGTACTTGTGATGCCTGGCTACATGGAGGACCGATTGAGGACTGATGGCAGACAAAGCAATTGAACCTGGACAAAAAGAAACAGAACGATATCTGCCTCAAAAAGCTTGGGCAAAACTTTCGCCAGAGGAGCGTCGCAAAACAGATGAAAAGAAGCGACGTGAATCGAGAAGCGGCAAACAGTTTGTCAGCAATACTGAGTCAGCACGTAAAGCACGTCGTGCTGTAGAGCTTTCAACAAAACGTAAAGGTCAATGATCAATCCAGATGATCGCTTCTTGCCAGATCCACGTGGCCGTGGTCTTGGTGCCATGCCAGGTGATTTTGAACCAGGCCTACGCGGCCTCCCTGGAGATGTGGAGCCCGGTGTTCGCCCTCTCCCTGGAGACATTCGTTTTGCAGGCAGCCGAATCAAGGGTTTAGAGCAGGTTGATCCAACCATTTATGCAAAGCTTTTTGCTTAACGCAGCTGCGCTACAATAGCTTTAGCAGATAAAGTTTAATTCAATGGCAAGTACTTCTACCAACAAACAACCAGCAATGGTTGACCGCCCGCTTTTAAATAGCTCGTTGGTAACAGTAGCATCTGGTCAATCTTTTTCTACCAGTTTGATTCCAACCGCTGTTGGTAATGCCACTGTTGTTGCTGACATTGATAGTTCACTTGTTGATAGTTCTATTAGTGGTGCTTACATTGATGAAATTTGGTTACGTTATAGCAAAGAGCGTAATGTATTTCTTGATCCAACAACGGCATCTGTTGGTACTTATAGTCAATCAGGATCAACCGCACTTCAAGTAACGCTTGCTAACCATAACGTTAAAGTTGGTCAATCTATTTATTTAGATTACACCAGCGGCAGTGCTGCTGATGAAGTTGCAACAGTAACTGCCGTTACAACTGGTACATTTACAGTAACAAGTGCTGCTAGTTTAACGACTAGTGGTGGCGTTAATGTTTATCTTCCTACTGACTTTTGTTTTTATTTAGTTAATACAAACCAAGTTACAAATACAAACCAGTTTTTCCCTTTATTTACTGTTAGTGTCCCAAGTGGCTCTAGCTCTCAGAACTTTAGTTTGACTTTAAATGAAATCCTGCCGTTGATTAATCATCCAGTTCCCCATGCTGGTGGTAACTTTACTTCGGCAACTAGCACGATTGCTCCTAAAACTCGTGGCTTAATCATTCAACGGGGCCAAGCAATCTACTGCGCAGTTGGTGGTACAACATCCTTAACAAACGGTTTCTACGTCTGTCTGCAAGGCGGTTACTATTGATCTATGGATCGGTATACAGCTGCTGGTTTCGATGCTTGGGAGCGCGAGCAGAAAAGAAAAAACTGGCAGCTTGCTGTAGAGGTTGCAAACCAGTGGCGCCGCACCCTTGGTGTTCCAGAAGTTAGTTATCCTTATCCATCTACATTACGTTAAATAAGGTGGAACATGGCAAAAAGAAAAGATAGTTTTGGCGGTAGATTTGATGCAAGCTTTAAAGCTTTTAGTGACAAGATCAATAAACAAGTAGTCAAATCAGATTTTAGTGTAGAAGATAATCCGTTTGATTTTGAACCGACAAGTCAAAGTCAAATCAGTCGCATTAGGTTTTATAACCACGATTCAATGTGGAATCGCTGGAGGCGTGGTTATGAACTCTATACCCTGACTCAAACTGTTCTTGGAACATCAGCTAAAAACCGCAATACCCGTGGCGACTTCCGGATGTATTGCGCATTTGAACAGTTTCCTGGGGTCTTTATTCCTGCAAGGATGTTTACATTCCCAAGCTCTAACTCAGAGATTGGTGAACAGATGGTGGGAGTACGTGATGTTAACTCAATTAATTTCTATAGTTTTGGTTTACCTATTCTTAATGTTCGTTATCTACAAACAGCAAAAAGTGGACAGTACGTTCAAAGTGGCACAACCTTAACTGTAACAATCAATAGCCACGGTTATGTAGCAGGAGATAGTTTATACCTTGATATTGAAACAGGTGCTGCTTTAAATGAAACATTAACAGTCGTATCTGCAACTACAAATACGTTTGTTTGTACGGCATCAACGTCGCTGACTACAACTGGTAATTTAACGGCTTCCAGAGTTACTTCCTTTACAGATCCTCTTTGGACACAACAACGTGTTGAAGTTCAATCAATTCCAACAGTTGCCAGCTTTTTACAAGGTGAGCGTTTAGTTGACCGTGTTGTTGAGCGTGACCCAGGTCTTAGCGCTACCTACAGTTCTACCGGCTATACCGTTACTGTCACCTGCAGCAGTGCACATGGTCTGTCAACAGGTGTGCAGGTTTTACTTTCCATGGGAAGTGGGTCTGTTCAATCTGGTTTATACAATGTGACCGTATTAAACAGCACGCAGTTCACAGTCACCACCGTAACAAGTGCAAGCACAACTGGCTCCTTAACAGTTCAACGCCGGATCCGGGGATATGACTATAACAACTATGTTGGCTATACATCAACTGGCGTAGATCTAGCTACAAATGAAATTCTTTTTCAGCGGGATGATAGTTATGGAACAAGGATGTTTGATCCTGTAACAAACTTACCCTCACCAACAGGTCAGGGTGTTCCTAAAACTGTTGTTCCAGCCCATCGAGGTTTTATTGTTGGTCGCTATTTAACAACAGAAGTTCGTTATCAATGTACTTGCCAAGATTATTTAAAGCGTGAAACATACAACTTTTATAAAGAACAGAACAAAAGAAAGTTTCCAAACACATTAGCAGGATCTGTACGTCCCGGGTTTAATTTAAATCGAGATGGAACTTTAGTACCAACTAGAGATGATGTTGGTGTTTATTCTGACTTTGGTTATGTTGTAATCAATAACTTTTACCAGTTACCTGGTTATGAAGATGATGCCAATCTGTCTAGGCCTTTATTAGCTTATTACCAGTTGCGCTGGTGCAAACATATTTATGCAGCCATGTGGTCATTGGTTCATGATGAAGGAAATGATCCGTTTAATTTAACCGCTTACTACACCCAATCTGGACCAAACATTACACTTAAAACAACAGAACCCCATGGACTTAGCTTAAATACTAGGGTTAACATTGACTTTAAAGGGGGTACAGCTCTTGCCGGAGAGTACGTTGTTAGTCAGGTTATTGATGATAATAACTTTGTTATTATTTATCCCTTTAGTGAAACAACCAGTGGTTATTGCACAATCACTAATTTAAAACCACATGAGTATGTTGGCACTTGGTTACTTGAACCAAATGATCCACCAGTGGGAGATAGTGCAGAATTCTTCTATAAGAAACTAGAAAAGGAAAATGAATCGCTTAGAAGAGCTGCTGAACGATTGATAATGATGGGTTATGGGATGCCTTGGATTGGATCTAAATCAATTACTGGCAATAGAAATTTACCAGCACAATCTATTAATTTTGATACTAACTTAGTTACACAAATGGTAACGGATAGTATAAGAAGAAATCCTCAATATGATCCTAATGATTTAAATAGTAATCGTTTAAGTGAAACCGGGATTCCAGTTAACACGACAACAACGATGTTAACTGTGATGCAAAAGATGTTGAATATTGATATGACCTTGATCCAAAGCGCTAAGTTTGGAATGCTTGATCAACCGTTAATTGATTATGCAGACAACTTCAGAACAGGTGAAATTGAATGCGGAACTTATCTTAACGGTAATCCATTAGATTATGATTCCTCTACAGGTACACGTGTCACTGAAACATTGAACTGTGGGACCTATACCAACGGCGTACCTACAACACCAACCACAACACAGATTGATTGCGGCACGTACATTAGCACCTAACCATGACTGTTCAGATTCTCCGTTTACGCTCTGGGCTTCTTTATGACCGGATCTTCCCCAATCGTTTAGGGCTTGGCGAACTTGCTATCAACTACAACCAGACAGAGCCTGGTTTGTTCTTTAAAGATTCAGCTGGGACACCAAACTTAATTAAGGTTGGTCCAACTCATGTCGGTTCAACTGCTCCTAACCTCACACCCACTGGCCACATCACCTTGAGCAAGGGTGAAAGCTGGCTTGATACGGCAAGCACTCAGATCTATAAAATCTATGATGGTGCTGCTTGGCAGGTCTCCAAAGCAGTAGCTTCTACATCAACATCTGGTTTTCCCAGTAACCCGATTGATGGCCAGCTTCATTACGATAAGTCAGCACCTGGCCTTTATATTTACAACGCAACAGTACCTGGTTGGGTTTCTGTTTAGATGTGGTGGTTCATCATGTGATCCCAGATGCGATCTAGCTTCTGATGAACAGCCTGCATCTCACGAAAGAAATCTTGCTTAAGCACGTAATCGTGCATGATTGTGTTTTCTAAACGATTAAAATCGTTTTCAACTCTTTCAAATCTTTTATCAATCTTTTCGTTGTAGTTAGATAAAGATTTTGACAGCCCCGTAAATGCAGCAAGGCCAGCTGTAATTGCAGCAATAATTACTTCTGGAGCCATTTCATATTTGTACCTCTAATTATTCTAAAGGATTTAACGATTTAGAATAAGGATTAAGACCAGGAAGATCTGTGGCAACAGGATACGATCCTAATATTGAAGGTGCCATTACTGTCCTGGTTGATTTAATGCTGGGCGAGGGTTTTACTATGTCTCGGATGCCTTATGCTCCTAACTACCGTGGCTTAGTTGATGCCCTTATTGATTTAAAAGAAGGCTTCCCGGCACGGGCTGCAAGTAGTCTTGACATTACATTAGTTGCTGGTGAAAGCATCATGCAAGGTCAAGCACTTTATGTTCATGATGCAGCAGGCCGCGCTTTTAAAGCGGTTGCCAATGCTGATGTTCATTCAGCTAATGTGATTGGATTTGCAAAAGAAAGTAGAAATATTGGTCAGAGTATCAGTGTTCAGGTTGCTGGAGTTTTAACATTTGCAGGTTTAGATCCAGGTGAAGTTTATTTCTTATCTGCCGCTTCTCCTGGCGCCATTACACTAACACCTCCTTCTACTCCAGGGCAGTATGTAACGCGTGTTGGAGAAGCAGGTAGTGCAACGCAACTTATTATTAAGCCAGAGCCAGCAATTCTTCTGAGTTAATAATGACTACACGTAAACCCATTTCTTTAGTTGGTGGTTACTTCCAAGAAGTTAATACTCCGACAGATAAAATTGATCTAGCAGGTAACACAACTACAGATCTTGCTGAAGGTACTAATCTTTATTACACAGATGCAAAGGCACGTGGAGCTGTTTCAGTATCCACTGTTGATCCTTCCCCTGCAACTGGTTTAGGTTCTCTTACCTACAGCAGTTCCACTGGCGTTCTCACATTTACTCAGGTTACAAATAGTGGTGTACGTGCACTGTTTAGTGCTACTACTGCTACTGGCATTACCTATAACTCTGGTACTGGTGACTTCTCTTTAGCCAGTATTCCAAACAGTTCTCTAACCAACAGCGCCGTCAATATTATTGATGCCTTTGGTGTTACAACTGCTGTTGCTTTAGGTAACTCACCTGCTTATGACATTGGGCCTGCAGCAACAATCATTGAGCTGGTCCGCAACGAAACTGGCTCTGCTATTCCTCGTGGCACCCCTGTTGCCATTGTTGGATACGCTTCTAGCCGCCCTCTGGTGGCCCCTGCAGATGCCAATGATCCAACCAAAATGCCAGCCATTGGTCTTGCCTATGAGCAAATTGCTGATGGTTCAAATGGCAGTGTTGTAGCAATTGGCATTGCAAAACAAATTGATACCAGTTCTTTTACAGTTGGTCAAACTCTATATGTCAGTACGACTCCAGGTGTTCTTACAGTAACACCACCCACCGGTGAAACTGGTTTAATTCAGAACATTGGTAAAGTTACTGACGTTGGTGTTAATGGCCGTGTTCTTGTACTAGGTCCTGGTCGTACCAATGCAGTTCCTAACTTAGATAGCGGCAAAATCTTTTTAGGTAGCGTTGGTAATCAAGCTGTTTCTACAACACTCAATACAACCGTTGTACCGGAAGGTACAAATGAATACTTCACTCAAGCACGAGCACGCACATCAATCAGTGTCACTGATGCTGGCGGTCAAGGCAGTCTTGCGTATGACAACACAACTGGGGTCATTACTTATACAGGGCCTGCAGATGGTGACATCCGTGGTTTGTTTAGTGTTGCTGCTGGTTCTGGTTTAACTTATAACAACACAACCGGTGAGTTTGGTACAAGCAGCATTCCTAATAGCCAGCTACAGAATTCATCTGTAACCATTGGTAGTACAGCTGTTGCGTTAGGCAGCACGGCAACAACAATCTCTGGTTTACTATCGATTAGTTCGACAGGGATTACAACAACCGATTCTGGATTTAGGGTTCAGGATAATGTTGATAGTTCAAAGCAACTTGCTTTTGAATGTAGCGGTATCACAACAGCAACGACAAGAACATTGACTGTTCCAGATGAAACCGGAACAATTGCTACACAAGATTTTACAACAGCAATTGCAATTGCATTAGGATAGATCCATGGCAACGCAAGTACAGTTCAGACGGGGTTCAACAGCAGAAACTGCTGTTTTTGCAGGCGCTAATGCTGAAGTTACAGTTGATACAAGCAAACATGTTTGCGTTGTTCACGACGGCACAACAGCTGGCGGTTACCCCTTATTGCGTCAAGATGGCGTTAACATGGGGCTATCGCCAGGTAGCCTATCAAGCTGTGCTCTGAAGTTTGGTTCTGATCCCAATACTGGAATTATTAGTCCAGGTCCGGATCAACTTACTTTAGTAACAGGAGGGGTTGCTAGAATTACAATAGATTCATCGGGCGCAGCAATTTTCACTGGCAATGTTTCAATTGCTGGCGATCTAACGGTTACTGGTTCGACACAAACATCTGACAGTATTGCACTTATTGTTGCTCTAGGTTGATATGGCAAACACTTTTAAGAACAATACCAAATCTAGCTTGGTTACCGCAGCCATTAGTGACCCTAGTGCAAACGTAGTCACAACTGGTGGTACAGCTACATTAATTGTTTTAAGTATCTTAGCTTCCAATAAAACAGGAAGCAGTGTAAACGTTGATATTTATCTGGATCGTAATACTGGTGATGATGTTTATTTAGTTCGTAATGCCCCAGTGCCCGCTGGTTCGACAATGGAAATGATCACGGGCAATAAGATTATTATGCAATCAAGTGATAAGTTGCAAGCACGTTGTGATACTGGTAGTGCTGTTGACATGATGGTTAGTTACCTTGAGCAGACTCCATAACAATGGGCTTAACCAGTAATTCAGATATTGAACAACTGAAAAAAGAAGTTTTTGTTTTACGGAATCATATTGAATTATTAACAAATAAAGTTTTTGAAGATGCTGATATTCTTCTTCAAGATGATAGTACTTGGGAGAATGTCAGAGAAAAACGTGATTATCTTCTGAAGTTAACTGATTGGGTGATGACACCTGGGTCAACCATTGATCAGGGAGCCTGGTCTAGTTATCGTCAAACTCTTCGTGATTTGCCTCAAACATTTAAAGGTTGTAAATCTGAACAAGTCGTTTGGCCTAAAGCACCAAGTACAGCTGGTCCTAATACAGTCCAGTAGAATAGGACAATAGTAGAGAGTAAAAGACTGTGCCTTACATTGGTAACAATCTCCAGTTTGCTTTTCCTTCCTATCGCAACATTGACGATATTTCAGGAAGTTTCAATGGAGTCACAACAAGCTTTCCTTTAACGGTTAGTGGCTCTACACCAGTACCACTGCCGGTTAGCTCTAACCAATGTTTAATTTCAGTTGGTGGTGTTGTGCAAAGGCCAGATGATTCTGGTACTGAAGGATTCCGTTTAAGTGGTGGCAATATTATTTTTAGTTCAGCACCTGCAGCACTTGCAGATTTCTTTGGCGTTATTTTAGCTGGTGCAGATTATGCCAATGCTGGCACAAGTTTTCCAGCAGGCTCTGCTAGTAACCCTAGTATTACCTTTGATTCTGATTTAGATACTGGTTTATATACACCTGGTGCAAATGAAATCGGATTTACAAACGGTGGTACAACAAGTTTAGTTGTTGGCTCTACTGGACAATTAAGGTCAGGAACTATTGGTTCTGCTGGCACTCCTACCTATAGCTTTAATTCAGATCCGAATACAGGACTTTATTCTCCTGGTGCAGATCAAGTAGCAGTTAGTACCGGTGGCACTGGTCGATTATTTATTGATTCTTCAGGGCGAGTAGGTCTGGGGACTAGTAGCCCTACAAACAGGCTAGAAGTGAATGGAGCGGTTTCGGTAACTGGGACACAAACCGGCTTTACCGCTGGTGCTTTGGTTATTGAGGGAGATGCAGCAAATACGCGGACACGTTTTCTGTCTGTCGGACCTAACGCATCTTCTTATACAAACACTGTATTTGGCAGCCTTTACTCAGACGGATCAAACTATGTAGAGCGCATGAGGATTGACTCCTCAGGCCGAGTAGGGATTGGCACTGCGACGCCTGCAGTTGCACTTGATGTTTACGGCGCAGTTAACTTAAGGTCGCAGTACAACCTGACTTGGGGTGGTGTATACGGAGCGGGAATCCCAACGATTGTTGGAGACTCTTCTGCTTCTTATTTAGCTATCTATCCAGCCGGATCTACCTCGGGAGAAAAACTCAGGGTGGACTCTTCGGGTCGCCTTTTAGTTGGCACGTCTACTGCGCGTAGCAACATTGATGGTGGAAATACACCGCAAACGCAATTTGAAGGTGTTGGCTATCCAGGTGCAACAATATCGCTTACACGCAACAGTGCAGATTCTGGCGCACCAAGTTTTTATTTTGCAAAAACTCGTTCAGCAAGCGTTGGCGGTATTACAGCAGCTCAGTCAGGTGACACTGTTGGTCAAATTATCTGGACTGCTTCTGATGGCACAAATACAATTAAAGCTGCAACAATCGATGCCTATGTAGACGGCACCCCCGGTACTAACGACATGCCGGGCAGACTAGTGTTCTCCGTTACTGCCGATGGCTCGGCATCACCAAGCGAGGCGATGCGGGTAATAAACGGTGGGAATCTTTTAATTGGATACACCGCATCGCAGGGTGCTTCTTACAAGCTGCAAGTCAATAGTCAGATCTTTGCCACCAGCTCAACCATTGCGACTTCAGACGGTCGCTATAAAGAAAACGTCACAACTCTTGGCGGATGCCTAGATCTAGTAAAAGCTTTGCGTCCGGTTAGCTTTACTTGGAAACCACAAGAAGACATCACTCGCACTGACAGCAATGGCAATGAAGTACTGGTGCGCGAGGGGCATAATTTTCCTGTAGGCACTCAAGTTGGATTTATCGCCCAAGAAGTGCAGGAAGTCTTGGCGGACAAGCCTTGGCTTGATAGCGTTATCAAAAACAACGTTCGCCCTGCTATCAAGGATAACGAAGGACGTGAACTAGCCCCAGAGGAGCAATTTTTTGGGATTGCTGAAGGCAACCTGATCGCTGTTTTAACAAATGCGCTTCAGGAGGCTGTTGCTGAGATCGAAAGCCTCAAGGCTCGTTTAACTGCGGCAGGCATCTAAGTCCTACTCACTACTTTGTCCAGCGTACCTGTGGCTACTGCAGATGCGCTGGACAGC